TATTATAACTTAGAAACTCTACCGGAAGAAGTAGATGATTTGCGCTTTGCAATATTAGACAACATTAATCCACAGAATGTAGACTATCATTACATTCCTCTTATATTCTTAGAAAGTTTCAACAGCCCTGCACTAGTATTGAGAATAGGTAATAGGATGATTAAGATGCCAGTTGATTGGCAAATACTAATAGGTGAACCTGAAATGGGAGACTTAGAGACATTACCATTGACCAGTATCAATGATAGAGGATTTAAAGCGTTTGAGTTTAATCCATTGTCGGCATTCAGACCTAGTTTTCAGGATATTGAAATCATAGATATCTATCACGATGTTACTTGGTATGCCCCTAGATTAAAGAACGGACAATTCTTGTGTGTACCCATTGACGATGATGAGAAACCTAGATGTGTTTACTTTGTTAAAGAGATTAGCAGGAACTGTGAGATTGTAGACTATCAACAGGCTTGGTAATGATTGATTGTTTAATTTTAGGTGATAGTATCGCAGTAGGTACTCATAGGTTTTACAATGAGTGCCAAATGGTTGCTAAAGGTGGCATCAATAGTAGTGTTTTCAATAAACAGCATTCTGAAAACTTCAATTCAAAAAATGTTATTATAAGTTTGGGAAGCAACGACTACAAAGGCATAAAGACATTACAAGAGTTAAAATCACTTAGAGACAGAGTTGACCCGAACGCAAAAGTATTTTGGATTGTCCCTGCAATCAAACCTCATATTCAGGACATAGTAAAGTTGCTTGCCGAGCAAAACCATGATACAATCGTTTATATCAATGAATTACAACCTGATAAAGTGCATCCCACTGTAAATGGATACAAAGACATAGTGAATCAGATTAAAAATGGCAACTAAAAAACAGACACCAACTGATGAAAAATTTGATAAACAAGATTTAGACTTGTTTGAAGTACTGGCTGCATTAGACAAAAAAGATTATGGCTATTATGATAGATTGTCTGAAGAACAGCAGAAAAAGTTTTCATCCTATATGATGACACATTGGATGAGTCAAGTTAAAAGTAATGGTGGGATACAAGGATATTATGTTCGTAGTGTAGACCACTATGCAAACGAACACTTGTTCAATGAAAACGTAATGAAACATCCTAAGTTACAATGGCAAATGCTATGTGCTAGTAGTCCAGGCATAGGTAAACAATTTCATCAATGGGTGCCCCATTTAAGCGACAAGATAGGTAAGTTGCGTGAACAGGCTAAACTAAAAGACATTAAGGATTATTTCAAAAAGATATATCCAACAGCAAGTGATAAAGACTTGACAGAATACAGTACAGAGTTTACAAGACAGCAAAATAAAAAGTATTATATAGCAAAACAATTTCCCGCAATGAAAATTAGCGACATAGAAGCATTGAGTGAATTAGTATCTGATGAAGATATTAAAAACTATGAAGAAGACCGAGGAAACTGACACCCAACACAGTTGCGAATTTTGTAATAGAAAATTCGTGCGTGAGCGTACACTGCTCTCACATATTTGTGAGGCAAAACATCGTTGGCTAGAACGTGACCGTAAAGGTAATCGTTTAGGCTACCAATCATTTTTACAATTCTACACTAAACACTCTACAAGCAAGAAAGTAAAACCCTACGAAGAATTCATTAAGAGTGCCTATTATACTGCCTTTGTCAAGTTTGGTAATTACTGTGCTAATGTTAACGCTATCAATGTCAGTAGATTTGTTGATTGGTTATTGAGCAACGGAGTCAAACTAGATAATTGGTCAACTGATAGTAATTATACCAAATTCTTAATTGAATACTTGCGTATAGAAAACCCGTATGATGCACTTGCCCGAAGTGTAGAACATTGCGCCGAGTTAGCCGAAGCCGAAAACATACAACCAAATGATGTATTAAGATACATTAGCCCAAACAAGATATGCTATGCTATCAGTACGGGTAAAATATCCCCGTGGATGTTGTATCAAAGTGACAGTGGTGTCCGATTTCTAGACACATTAAATCAGGATCATGTTACAATGATAATTGATTACATAAATCCAGAACAGTGGGCATTAAAGTTTCATCGTGAACCAGACATTACAAAACAAGTCAAAGACACCCTTAAAGAAGCAGGTTACTGAAGTCAAAGTTGACTGGAGAGAGGGTAGTGTGGGTACACCCAGAACGGCAGCTGGAACGGCTTGGAATGAAATCTGTATATGGTGTATGGAAAATTATGGGTTACCGGGTGATAATTATACATGGCATGCTCACACTGACTATATGCGGTTTGATTTTTATAACGAAAAAGATGCTGTTCATTTTATGTTACGATGGCTATGAAGTTAAAAGTAAACCGTAGCATAGGCTGGAACTTAGAGTACGCAACAATGAATGTAACACAGATTATTACAGACGGTGCAGATTGCTATCCATGGAAAGAGACATTTGTTATATGGCCACGAAGAAGCGTCAGCGGTTCTCCATTGTTTTGGACTAAAGCATACAAGCGTAGAGTTTGGGTAGTGTGGGGCACAGGCTTTCACATGGAACCTGAAACACAGTATGCTACACTGTTTGACTTATTGACGTATGAAACTCTTAAGAATTAAAGCCCGTGTTAGAAAGTATCTTGCCGAGCGTAAGTTAAAAAATAGTGGCTATATATCTTGGAGAAGTTATAGACATAACCGTGACCCTGATGTTGTTCGCCATGCTGACAAAGTAAGTGACTTCTATTCTAAGTACAATTATGTGTATAGATTTGATACCCCACATTATGCTTATCAATGCATAGCTGATTGGGGTCCTGGCGGACTTAGATTTGGTTACGAGGATATGCGAGACTGGTGTGAACTTAAATGTAGATTTAAGTATCGCATGGACATTAATAGAGTATATCGTCAAACTGGTTTAGGTATTAATGGAGAAGAACACGTTGATTGGTGGTTTAATGATATAGGTGGGAGTGACTTTGTTTTCTTTGCTTTTATGAGTGAACAAGATTATATACATTTTATGTTGAGGTGGGGGTAATGGAATACTATGTTAAAATTATCCTTAAAACTAGAGATATCTATAACATTGAAGATAGGGTAAAAGAAATACAAGAAATTGCTGAATGGTTGGATGAACTAACTGAGTGGAAACCAAAGATGTATTCATTAAACGTTCGCCATGTTAGCACTATCGCTGTATTGGATTTATTTTTTGTAGAAGAAAAACACGCTATGATGTGTACATTGAGGTGGACATGATTAAACGTAAAAGTAAGCATGAGTTTAGAATTGGAATGGGCAGTACATCACTAGTCCCCTATACACCAGAGCAATTACGAGAAGTTCGTGACTGGTGTACAGAAGTGTTCGGCCCTGGTGGACGCAATAGTAAATGTAAATGGCGCTATGGTTGGATCAATAGAGAAGAGGATACCTTCTATTTCCGTAACGAAAAGGATGCGTTGTTCTTTATGTTGAGGTGGTCATGAGTTATGTGTATATCACACCAGATGATGTTAAACCTGAATTTGGCGCGTGGACTAATCGCAAAGAATGGTGTGAAAAGAATTGCCAAGGAGCATGGAAATACATGCTCCAAGGTAAGTTCGTTTTCTATAACGAGAAAGACTATGAGTGGTTTTTATTGAGGTGGTCGTGATTAAGAAACAATATAAACGAGGCGCACCGGGTTATTTTAATAACTTTATAAATTCACACGACCCCGAATACAATGTAGAGGAACATTTAAAACCCTACGATGCTACACTAGCGAAAAGTAAAAACAAAAATTATAGATTGAATGTAAAGTGGCATAATGAAAGAATGTATATGATGTTTGTATTGAGGTACTCATGACCGATCCAAAACTAATTATTCCTATGCTTAGGAAAGTGTTACCTGGTATAATAGCACAAGATATTGTGGGTGTTCAACCTATGAATCTGAATCCTCCCAAGTGGACTATTATCACTGAACATAACGAAATTATACCTAAAGGATATGTAGTTGTAGACGCAAACAGAGAAATCAGTTATTGGATAGAAAAACAAGAGTTGTACATGTGGAAACACGGTGAACTTAAAACAGTGATGCAATCATTCTATGACCGCTATATCATTAGCGAAGAACTATTATCTTGGTTAACATTGAGGTGGAGTTGATGTTTATTCACACATACGATTTGAAAAAAGATGTAGATGGTTGTGGCGGGGGTCCTTGGCATGTTGCGGCATTTACTAATCCGAAAAACTATTATGAGATAGCCGAATGGTGCCATAAAACATTCGGAGAACCGGGATATCACGACAAACCAACCAGATGGAAAGATGACATTTACTATGGTGAAATATCTTTTAGGAACAAAGAAGACCTTGAGTGGTTTATGTTGAGGTGGTTATGAACAACAATACAGTGAACAATATAATTGAGCGGTTCTACGATGGTTTTTGGCAGAATAAAAACTATTGGCCCTATCAGATTGAAATTAAATCTTGGTACGATATTGGGAATGCTGAAAGATTCTGCTATAACCATTTCAAAAGTCGTAACTGGCGTAATGTTACTCGCTACTTTGCCTTCAAGCGTAAAGAAGATTATGAGTGGTTTGTGTTGAGGTGGCAATGAAAGTCAATAAGTTTAATCATTGGTTCAAATACAAAGTTCCTATTGATAATCATTGGTCAATCATTGAGAAAAAGATACTGAAAGAATACAAGCCCGGTCGTCTATGGCCCTGGCTCAATGAAGAATACGATGTTGGGCAATATTACAACTGGCATGAAGGTCGCAACTATCTAGTCTTCCACAACAAAAATCATTATCTAATGTTTCTATTAAAATTATGAGAACAAGTATTTGGTATCGAACAGAATTACAACAACCTCCTAAGTCGGGTTCTTACCTTGCTTATAGAGGCTGGGGTATGGGTGGTAAAGCCGATGGTGATAGCGATTACGGCTATGTCTATTATGATAAGAAAATTGACGAGTGGCGTGATTATCAAAATATTAGTACTAGCTATGCCATCGTTTATTACTGGACTGATGCTAGACCCGATAAATGGACAGATCAAGACCCTCCCAGTGTCACACTACATAAACTAAAAGAAGAACACAATGTAGCATTAGATGATGCTTGGAAGAAAGTTCAGGAAGCAATTGACCAGTACAACATGATTAAGGAGTTGGTGAGATGAAGTTTGAATTCAATCAAGGTGTGCCGGATACGTGCATTCAATGGTTATGGGATAATGTAGGTGAGGGAAATGTTATACACTCACCCATAGAATCTAGTATTCGACACGAAAGACGAGACAGTGATGTTTGGTACTATGAACGTATGATATACGAGATTCCCAGTAACGATCCTTCGAAGGATTCAGGCACAAGGTATGTGCCCACTATTTTTATTGATGATGAAAAGAAAGCAATGTTATTCGCATTGAGGTGGCAATGAACGAATTAGAAAACACAGCGAGAATATTAAAAGAACAAACCCCGTTAATTACTAGCAGGTGGTGCTTGTTCGGCTTTCACAAATGGGAGCAGTGGAGCAAAGCATATACTCCCAAGAAAACTGATAGCAGACACATACAAACAAGACATTGTGCATGCTGTAATCAGATTTCAGTTAGAGAGATCCCATTACCACATTGGTTAAAATAATGAAGTATGAAAAATTATTAAACGAGGAAATGATAGATACCATAGCAAAAGAAATGCAACGGGAAATAGACGAATCTATCATGTTAGATATCTTAGTGAACGAAAGCGGTTGGGTTGGAGTATCTTATACTTTCAATAATAACTATCACGCGGTTGATGTTAAAAATTGGATAGAAGAAAACTGCAAAAGTAGTTCAATGCGTTTGAATGGTAGCTTTGTATTTGAAGATCCCAAAGATGCAGAGTGGTTTATACTCAAATGGCTGTAACAATAATTATAACTCCTACCAATGTAGCAGATGTATTAGATAAGGTTCACGAATTAAGGGAGTCTGGGTTGATTCAAGGTGTCCATTTTGACTTTAAATATGTACCTCCCCAGCACGAATGGCTTGACAACGGTACCCCTGCTAATGTAGAATTCACTTTCTACGATGAACAATTAGCATCGTTCTATATATTAAAATGGCAATAGCAAATAGCACAGGAACATTCGTGCCCTACACTGGGCATACGGCACATGAAGACCGTAGCGGTGTAGAGACTAGTCGTGGTCGCACAATACACAAAATTGATTTACGCCATCGTAAAATCAATGAAGTAGAATATATCAAATGGTGTCGTAGAAACTTAGGTGATCGTGGTAGTGACTGGGACTTCTGGCTATCTAATGGAGTATTATATATTGAAGTCTGGGGAGACAAAGCCAAATTCACGTATGAAATGTGGAAATTATGATATTTGAAATTACACAAACAAGAAACGGTTACTATAAAGTAGACTGGGGCAAGTATATCACTGGAATGGATGTTACTGTAGGGGACTTTTCTAAGTTCCTGAAACTAGTTACTAAACATTTTAAAAGTGAAACAGTTGGACTAGGTGGAAAATCTTGTGTGTATAATTTATCACATCAAATTTTTTTAGAGAATGTTGATTGTGATTGGGATGTTCTAAGTCTGAATGTCTACCGCAGATTTAGGGATATGAATGAATATCAAGTCCTATCAATCTATTATCAAACACGTGAAGAAGCTGAGAATTTTGGTAACGACTTAGAACAACGATATATTGTAGATATACTGAAAAAATAATGGAACTCACACATAAAAAATATTGCTATCCCGGATCAAATTCAACGTTTTATACAGTGACCTGGAACCCACATCAAATAGATGTTACTGCCGATGAGATTACTGAGTGGAGTGTTAAAACATTCGGGCCATATGGATACAAAGAAGATGAAGGTAAGATTAGATGGACTAATGACATTGAGTCAGGGTCTATCACTTTCTTACATGAGGAAGACTTAACTATGTTTAAGTTGCGTTGGGAATAACTATGTTTGACTTAGAAAAAGAAAATGCATGGAGATCGTTAAAGGGCGTAAAGCCCATCCAGTCTTGGCGTTGTAGATTTGGTTGGCATCGTTGGACTAACTATGAAATTAGAGAACGAAACGAGTTCGGGGGAGTATGGGCTAGATGTAGTTGTGCTGACTGTGGTATGCCTAGAATAGAACCTGCTTACACAAAGACAAAGAACAAATAATATGGCAAATGATATAATGATTGACATTGAGAGTTTAGATACACGACCTGATTGTGTTATCTTAACTATTGGTGCTGTACGATTCGATCCTAGAGGTAACGGAGTTGCTGAGAAATTAGAACTAAGACCTACTGTAGAGGATCAAACTGAAATATATAATAGGAGTATCAATGATGACACACTTAGATGGTGGTCTGAGCAGAGCCCTGAAGCACTTGAAGAAGCATTGGGAGACAGGGGACGTGTGCCATTTGTTGAGTGCATGGAGACCCTTTACAAGTTTTGTTGGAACCGTCGTGCTGTTTGGAGTAACGGTGCACCATTTGATTTGGTCGTAATGGAACACGCATGGCGACAGACAAGCGACAAACCAAACCCCATACCATGGCCCTTCTGGTCAATGCGGGACACACGAACACTGTATGAAGTTGCAGGTGTTAAACTACAATCAGGTGGTCACACAACAAGTCACAAGGCGGTAGAAGATGCTGAACGACAAGCTATTGTTGTACAGGAAGCATATAAAAAATTAATGAAAGCTGGATTAGCATTAAAATGAAAAGAGTATTAATTACAGGTGGCGCAGGCTTTATTGCACATCACGTTATCAGTCATATTCTGCGAACGACTGATTGGGAAATAGTAACACTAGACAGACTAGACTTCAGTGGTAATCTAAATCGTTTAGTTGATGTGTTGGGAGACTTACCTAATGAACGTAAACGTGTTAATATTGTTTACCATGATTTGAAAAGTGAAATCAATCCACAGATTATTACTGCATTGGGTAAGGTAAACATCATTTTACATATGGCAGCAGGTAGTCATGTGGATCGCTCTATTGAACATCCTATGGAATTTGTCATGGACAATGTTGTAGGCACGGTAAATTTGTTAGAGTACGCACGAAAGTTGCCCGACTTAGAGAAGTTTGTTTACTTTAGCACAGATGAAGTATTTGGTCCTGCTCCTGCTGGTGTCAAGTACGCAGAGTATGACAGATACAATTCAACAAACCCTTATAGTGCTAGTAAAGCAGGTGGTGAAGAAATGTGTGTTGCTTACGAGAACACATATAAACTACCTATTGTTATCACACATACTATGAATGTGTTCGGAGAACGTCAACATCCCGAAAAGTTTATACCATTAGTGATTCAGCGTGTACGTGATGGAGAAAAGATTCGCATACATGCCGACCCTACTAAAACTATTCCTGGTAGCCGTCACTATATTCATGCCATGGATGTGGCTGAAGGTTTGATGTTCATTCTTAACAATCTAAAAGACTACACCTACTTTGAATCAACTGGACTGAAAGTCATTCCTAAATTCAACTTAGTAGGACCCGAAGAAACTGACAACTTGATGTTAGCCAAAATGATTGCGGATGTGCAAGATAGAGCGTTATTATATGAGTTGACTGACTTTCATTCAGCTAGACCCGGACATGACTTGAGATATGCTTTGAGTGGTAAGTTACTTAAAGACTTGGGTTGGGAGCCTAAGATTAAGTTTAGTGAACGTATCAAGCAAGTAACAGAATGGTCATTACACAATAAGCGTTGGTTGTTCAAGTGAAATTTAATTCAGACATTGATATTGACTTTGGTAATAGAGATAAGATATTAGAACATATCGAACATATCCCTGCGGCTATGCGTAAGATAAACCCTATTAGAAAACATGCGACCGGGGTCTATGTTACCGATGTACCTTATGACAGTATCAATGATATGTGTAACTTAGATTATTCGGATGCCGAAAAGCGAGGATACATAAAACTAGATTTCTTGAATGTACATGTCTATGAAAAAGTAAAAAGTGAAGAACATCTAATAAGTTTAATGGGTGATCCAAAGTGGGATAAACTTAACGATAGACAATTTGTAGAAAAGTTAATACACTTAAGTAATCATTACAATAGCATTCAAAAGATGCCCGAACCAATCAATAGTATTCCTAGGCTAGCTATGTTTCTAGCTATCATTCGTCCGGCAAAGAAACATTTGATTGGACTTCCCTGGATAGAAGTTGCTAAAACTGTATGGGATAAAGGTAGTGATGGTTATCACTTTAAGAAAAGTCATAGTGTAGCTTACGCACAATTGGTTGTAGTACACATGAATTTGTTAGAAGAATTAAGTCATTCTCTTAACGAGAGTAATTGATTTACGCTTACTCTTGCGTTTGCTCAGTTCTAACATACTGCATATTGGCCCATGTAATATTGTGAGACTTTTGTTATTGAATGTGCGTATATAGGGCCTGAATACGTTCCATTCTTCTTTTAAGAACATATTGATGGGTACGAGTCTATTGCTTTCCCACCACCAGATATCACCTAATTCTAAGAATTTTTCACGTAAATCCGGGGTAATTATCGACCCATAGTCATATATAGTGGTAACAACATCATCCCTATTCTGAACAATTCCTACGTAGTCTTGGCCTGCATAGGAACAAACAGTAATGAATGGATGATTTTCCGTTAGTTTTTTGAAAAAATCGTTATGAATCATATAGCTACCGGTTTATTTATCAAAAGTGTTTACCCAATATATTTTTATAAATATAGTAAAGGAGATTTACTGTGTACTCAACAAGTGTATATTATTACAAACCGCGCCATGTAGTTGTGTATTACAGTGGGACTTCATCCAGGAGGTACCAGATAGTGTATGCTAAGAACTTAAGACTAAACAAGGGTGTAGATAACGTATTACAATTTCAATTTATAAATCAGCAACAAAAAGCTGTGGACCTCACTGATAAAGAAATTACTTTTCGTCTAATAAGCTATGATGGACAAAAGGTCCTACTACAAAAAACCGTTAATATTTTACTACCCCTAACTGGAATTACAGAACTAACAACAACAGCCGCAGAATTGGAAGATGTTGACCCACAGTTGTGTAGTTATAGCTTAGAGGTCAGTGATTCTGGGATGAACTATCCTGTATTTGTGAATTCCGAAGCCACAGCAAGAGGAACCATTCAGGTCGTTGATAGTGTACTACCATCATTCATTCCTGCGTTCACGGTAACCATCCCACAACACACTATCCCAAATAACTCTACGGAAACATATTACAGTAGTACAATCAATACTACAGAAAACCCTATTCTCACACTACAACCTTATTATGCTAACTTTAGCGGTATAGTACAGATACAAGGTAGCACTGTACCTGACTCTGATTGGTATAACATCAATGATGAGTACATGTATTTGGACGCTACATTGAGTGATGGGTATGTCGTAACCGGCTATCACCCATATGTAAGAGTGAAGTTCGTTAGCACACAGGGAGATGTAACACAGATTTTAGCCAGATAAGATTGCTTTATCTTAAATAATGTGCTAAAATCTTGTTATGTTTGATATCCTATCTTTAATTCCAGGTAAGAAAAAGCATACCAGTTCAGGTTGGACAAGTTTTAATGCAATTTGTTGCAACCATCGCGGACATCGTTCTGACACTAGACAGCGCGGTGGAGTAAAAATAGACGGAAACAATTGGGTAATGCATTGCTTCAACTGTGGTTACAGTTGTAGCTTTACTTTGGGTAAGAGTATAGGTCCTAAAACAAGACAATTCTTGCAATGGTGTGGGGTAGACAAACTTGAAGTACAGCGTTGGAGTCTTGAAAGTCTACAGCATAGAGATTTGTTGGACTTGATTCAACCTAAACAAAAACAAGCTAAAATAAAATTTAATGACCATCAGTTACCTGAAGGTCAGTTACTAAATGAAAATAACCCAGAACATAAAGTGTACGTAGATTATGTTAGGGCTAGGCAGATAGATATTACTAGATATCCTTTTCTAATAACACCGCACGAAAATGGTAGAATGGCTAATCGTGTGATTGTTCCCTATACTTACAAGAACAAAATCGTAGGTCATACGTCTAGGTTCTTAGACAATAAAATACCAAAATATATTAATCAGCAACAACCAGGTTATGTATTCAACATTGATATGCAAAAACCAGATTGGCAAGTTTGTATAGTTACAGAAGGTATATTTGATGCATTGAGTATCGACGGTGTCGCTGTGATGCATGACGATATTAGCCAAGAGCAAGCAACGTTGCTAGCAACTCTGAATAAACAAATTATTGTAGTTCCAGATAGAGACAAGACAGGTCTTAATCTTATCGACCGTGCCCTAGACTTAGGATATAAAGTTAGTTTACCTAATTGGGGTAATGGAGTCAAAGACACTAATGACGCAGTAATTAAATATGGTAAACTACCTACACTATTAAGTATATTAGAGAATGCAACATTGAGTAGAATTAAAATTGAAATGAGGAAGAAACAAATTGATAAAGGATTATAATGTAGATGTTCAAAAACTTTTCTTGCGTATGATGATTTCAAACGCAGAATTGTACATACGTGTAATGAACATCGTAAATCCAGAAAACTTTGACAAGAGTTTGCGCCCAGTCGTAGAATTGTATAAAGAACAAAGTGAAAAATATAATGTATTGCCTGATCAGGATCAAATCAAAGCGGTA